AACGCATGCTACCTTCCTTATCTCGCCTTGGTCAACAGCGAGCAGGAGAGGGACCGCACGTCTTTACTACGTCCTCCGGCAAAGTTACTCTGTCGGAGGAATCCTTAAGAGATACACTCTCCTATAAGTACAAAGGGAAAACTCTCATGTACCTATGCTAAGAGTGTAAATCTAAACCTATGCCCAGGGCGGCTTAAAGCATCCTCTATAGAGCATGCAAGCCGAATTTCCGGGCTAAAGTTCGAGGGACAAATAAGCGTTTACGCGCTTTTGTTTCGTCACCTGGATGGGTGATCCTCGACGTCAGGCGAGTTTTCACCGGTATTGACCTTGCGGTCCTGGCCGCCAATCTGCTCGCGCCGTAGTAGCGCATGGAATTTGAGCAACGCTGGTGGCTCTTGGTCAGCATGCTTGTCAAGCGGACAAGCAGCCGTGATGAAGCTTGCAGACGCTGGAAGTCTTTCTGTAATAATCTACGAAAGGCTTACTCGTCTGGAGATGTGTCCTTACTGGATGGTCCGTGGCCGAGATGGCCACTTCCGATCGTCTAGGACAGGAACACTCTTCACAAGATTTACGTTTTGACGTAAACACGTTCGTTACCTATAGGTGACCGCGTTACATCTGCACGTGCTTTGGATAAACATAAGGCTGTTTTGACTTCTGAATCGAAGCCATTAACCTTTGATCCAAAGTGGTTTAAGATGTACGGCGAAGCTCTACACAGAGCTCTGCCATAAGATTTCTTCAAGAAAAACGTGGCCCACTGCTCAGTCGCATCATCGGCTTGCTTCGAGTTTACGAGGCAAGACGGCGGCCGAAGGGCTTTCGTCGAAGAATAGATGGAATATTACTGGGATGGTTATCCCTGTAATAATTGGCATGAAGTATGGGTCGAAGGCCAGCTGGAACTCAAAGTTTTGAGAGGTCAGCTGAGGAAAGACACTATACCACATACAGTTGAGATACCGGGTTGGTTTTCTTAATAGAAACCCTACCCTCCTATCGCAATCTTTATGTGGGCCTGGGAGTCACTTCTCGAAGACGAGATAATTCTTCCCGGCATGTAGGTCAATCCTAATGCCACCGTACTTGCTCGCCGCATGGCTCTCCCAGAGCCAGGCAACAAAGTCAGAATTGTTACCTGCACAGAATGCGCAGTAACAACATTCCTACAGCCTTTCTCCCACATGGGATTAAGCCTGTTATCATAGGATTGCACCCTCCAACCAGGACTTGGTAGAGGATACGGTCTATGGGAATTTTACAAGCGTTTATGTTAACTCAAATTCTCATTCAAGGAAGATGACTACTTCCTTATCGGAGATTTTGAGGAAGCTACCGACCACATCTCATGGGAAGTCAAAGAGTTCGTCAAGATCTTCTTTGACGCCTGTGGGATGCAAGGCAGCTACATAGGTGCTTGTCTCGATTTGTTGACATTACCAAGATTGGTAATCAACAAGAATGAGGAACCTTGGACTACCAAAAAGGGTTTCCTTATGGGAGATCCAGGTACCAAGATAGTACTCACTCTGCTATCTCGAGTAGCGTACTTTTCATTATATCCGGAACCTACGCCGGATATGATGAGACGTAGTCAGTTTCAGACCGTAGGCGATGATATCATCGCGATCGGTCCGAAACCCTTACTATAGCAGATGAAATCTGCTATTTAAGGCCTGTCCTTAGTTCCTTCTGAGGACAAGTGGACCCTCTACCATTCATGCGGCTACCACTGCGAGTAGCTCATGGTGCGAGGGAAATTCGACGGCTGGTCTCAAGACTTAATGTCGAACGGGGAAGCGGCTCTTGTCGATATGCCCAAGGTCCGATTGCTCAGTCGCGAGCAAAAGGCCTAAGAAGGGCATGGTGACAAAGAAACCAATCCCGCGTACGGCAAGCTTGAACAGCTTAATCGATTATTGACATGGGCCGACGAACTCGTCGACCGCGATGTCTGGGAATGTTTAGCGTTCCGTACATTCCGTTCGGATCTACCGAAAGGGTAGTTGCGGTACTTGATCACGATGCCACCTGAGTGGGGTGGATTCGGACTTGGAGTACCACGGTACGCTGAAATCACTGACGATCACCGCAAATTAATTAATTTGCGTGAGTATGGGGACGTTAAGCAATCCATCATGGCTTAACGTATAATGAAAACCCAGAATGTGACCTACATTCTAACAAGGGGTAAAAGAATCGCTGAATCAAGTGTTGATTGGATTCTTGATCTTTTGTTGGACTTTGGCCTAACCGCGCCATTAGACTAAATGGCTCCCGAAAGTGCTAAGTCAAACCCTGCTTGGGCGAGACTTAACATAGGGGGTAAAATGGCCTTATGCCCAGACCTCATCACTTTACAGGATGCGGTCGTAAGTTTGGCAAATCTCTAAGCAGAACCATCTCCGGGCTTCGAGAAACTCGAACGTCCGAAGTTGAAATGCTCTGAGATTCTAGGTGATGTTCCAATCTGTCCCATGCCGAGACAGCCTGGATTAACAAGGAACCGAATGTACGTAGTCGACCGGTTGGCATCCTGCTTGGATACCGATAGGATGGAATACGTACGGCTCGGTTTCGGGGACAACCCCGATAGGATGTAATTTGCACTTGCAAATGGAATCCTTCTTAAAGCAAAGGTACGCTAGTGGTGACCCCTTTTGGGGTCCGATCTCGTCTGCCTAAGCTAGACTCTCACCGAGGTGAGAGATTTGAGATCCACCGGGTACCTCACTAATAACACCTGGTACATCCATCAGGATGGCGCTCAGCTCCCCTAGTTAGGGGAC